GGCATCGCAGCGACTGGAGCACAACAACGTCTCGGAATCGCAGCAACCGGCGTTGAACAGCGTGCAGGCATTCGTGAAACCGGAGCACAACAACGTCTCGGAATCGCAGCCACTGGCAGGGAACAGCGACTGACTGAAGGTGAGCGTGGCCGTCAGCAACGACTGGGTATTGCTGCAACCGGCGTTGAACAGCGTGCAGGCATCCGAGAGACCGGTGCACAACAACGTCTCGGCATTGCAGCCACTGGTGTGGAACAGCGTGCAGGCATCCGGGAGGCCGGACAGCAAACGCGCTTAAGTGAGGCAGAGCGTGGCCGTCAGCAACGACTGGGTATCGCAGCCACTGGTGTGGAACAGCGTGCAGGCATCCGAGAGACCGGTGCACAACAACGTCTCGGCATTGCTGCAACGGGGGCAGAAACTCGCCTCACCGAAGCAGAACGCGGTCGTCAGCAACGACTGGGTATTGCAGCTTCGGGTGTCGAGCAGCGTGCTGGTATTCGGGAAACCGGAGCTGAAACTCGAGCAACCGAGCGTGTTCGAGGCCAGGAGCAGCGCGCCGGAATTGCCGCAACTGGCGTTGAACAGCGAGCTGGGATTGCAGCCACCGGCACACAACAGCGGTTGACCCAAGGACAACTGTTGGCGGGTCAAGAACGTCAAATTGGTCTTCGTGGCCAGGAAGAACGTCGTGGCATCGCCGCCTCCGGTGTTGAGCAACGGGCGGGCATCGCAGCGACTGGCGCTCAACAACGTTTGACTCAGGGTCAGCTCTTAGCTGGTCAGGAACGTCAGATTGGTCTTCGAGGTCAAGAGCAGCGCGCCGGAATTGCTGCAACTGGTGCTCAACAACGTTTGACCCAAGGTCAGCTCTTGGCTGGTCAGGAGCGTCAAATCGGACTTCGCGGTGTTGAAGAGCGACTCGGTATTGCTGAGTCTGGCAGACAGCAACGTGCTGGTATTCAAGAGACCGGAAGAGAAACTCGACTGACTGCGTTGCAACAAGAGATGTTCCGGCGCTATAAAGAGAACAGGGACTTCGAACAGGCGCAAAGCCAATATCGGGCATGATTGATTGGATTCACGAACTGACCGAAAAAGACCGTGAATCCTTTCTAGCCTTCTGCAAACAAGCAGTAAGTCCAATTCAGATTTACCTCTACGCCCGCTTCCTGGGGTTCTACGGATCAATCGTCGAATGTGATGAGTGGTCTAAGGAGAACTTCAAGAAGCGGGATTTTGGTGGAGTGCTCGAAGCTGAAATCGACGCCATGACGATGGATATCTCGAAGCTACGGGACGGCATTGACATGGGCATGATCAAACAAGACATGGGGGCGTCACGTATTGCGATGATGCAAAAGGAACTGCGGGGCACCATCAAGCAATTGAACGATGAGCGAATCTTGCTTGACAAGCAGGGCTTGATTCTTGCTGGTGCTGACCGTGCTATTCGAGAGATGTTAACGATTTTCCGCGATGATCCGATCGAAGGCCCATTACAAGAGGCCTCGATGGGTGTTTGGACAAAAATCTTCCAAGAGGAGTCTTAGTAGACTGATAAAAAGTCTTTGAAAAGATGTCTTTAGTAGATCCATATCACGATAGATATTTAGACAAGATGGGCAACGTGATTGGCGTCAGTTCTTATGGTCCTGTCGGCAGCCAGCGCATGACTCATACCAACCTCGGTTTAGGTGGCCTGGGAGGACGTTCACCTGAACCTGAATCAGGATTTGGTGTCTTAACCCCTCCTGGTTCTACAAAAGAAGGTAAGTTTGACATCTTGACGCCTCCAGGTTCACTTGAAGGTGGGTATGAGAATGCACTCGAGAATCTCTTCCTTCAACAATTTCTAGATAAAAGACGTAAATGATGTATGGCGCTATGCTTTGAGCATGGCAGGAACAAGTATTCATAGCGTATATCGAAGGACTGCACGTGCTGCAGCGCAGCAACGCATCGTTAAGAAGACTTCTAATATTGATGTCGAACGTGCACGAAAGGATTTTGCATATTTCTGTGATGTTGTAGGTGATAAACCACCGGCCACGCACCACAGGGAATGGCACAAGTATCTCTGTACCGGAGAGGATAGTGAATGTTTAATTGGTATCGGTGGACCGAACATCGATATCCTTGCCCCACGGGGTAGTGCTAAATCCACGATCCTCGGTTTGTACACAGCGTGGGCTGTTGGTGTTCATGCACTGGCGCGGAAACCTTTAAAAATCCTCTACATCTCCTACACGGTGGATGTGGCGCGACCTAAGAGTGCAGCCATCAAGAGGATCATCGAGGAGAGTAAGGCCTATAAGGAGATCTTCCCCACCGTAAAGATCGCGAAGGGCATCAACTCAAATGAGTATTGGAGTATTGATTGGAAGTTCGCCGGGATCCGGACAGCAGGTGAAGAAGAATTCACGGTGTGTTGTGCAGGTCTCAAGGGTGCAGTGACCTCCAAGCGTTCACACCTTTGCATCATCGATGACGCGATCAAAAGTGCGGACGACATTAAGAACCGGGACATCCGGCAAGCCATGGAGGACAACTGGAATTCAGTTATCGTCCCGACGATGTTTGAAGGTGGCCGGGCGATCTGTCTTGGCACCCGCTTCCGCCATGACGATATTCATAACTCCACGTTCATCCCAGCCAACAACTGGGTTCAGATCGTCCAATCTGCAATCTCGGTCGACGACAACGGTGATGAACAGTCCTATTGGCCGGAGATGTGGTCGCTCGATTACCTGAAGGATCGTCGCCGTCAAGCACCAATCGCCTTTTCTTTCCAGTACCAAAATCAGGTCGTCCAAACGAGCGAGCTGTCGCTCTCTCCTGATCTAATCATCAAAGGCACTATCGAAACCCAATTCGATTGCTTGGGAATCGGCGTTGACCTTTCCGCAGGTGTTCGGGAGCGAAATGACTATACGGTCTTCGTGATGGGAGGGCGAGTGGGAGGGAAGATTCACATTATCGACTGTAAACGTTTACGCATTATGGGTAACTTAGAAAAATTAGAAGCAATGATGGAGATGATGGAAGAATGGGGTGTTGTGCACAAAGAAAAGAATCAATATTTCCCTACTGGCACCAACATCGAGGTTTGGTCAGAAGCTGTGGCGTACCAGGCTTCATTAGAAGCTGACTTTAAACGAATTTGTCTAGGAGAACATGGACTTTATAACGTGAACTGGCATCCCGTTAAAGGTTTTAGAGGAGATAAGGTTGCACGTTTCCGTGGCATCATGGGCTTGTTCGAGCAGCATAAGATTGTCTTCAACAAGTACAGGAAGTTTCAGGCACTGAGAGATGAGATCATCAACTTCGGAGTCTCCTCTCATGATGACTGTGTCGATGCACTCGTCTGGTTGTGCAACGGACTAATGACAAGGGGGAAACTAGAGTTAGAGTATTGACGATTTAAACTATAGTTATTCAACGCGATGTCTCCCAGCTATTTTGAAGTAGAACTTGAGCAAGATGCTTATGGTTCTGCCATCCTGCCTCTGCCGGATGAGCTTTGTCACGACATGGCCCTACAACCAAACGAACGTTTTGATGTAGAGGTTGAAGACGGGACAATCATTTTCAAAAGAATTGAAGCTGGTTACGATATTGATCAGTAGACCTTTTTAACAGAATGGGCGATAGTGCTAAATCTCAACTTGACTCTATCCTCAAAGCGGTAGTTTCACGCGATAGTACAGGCCCTGCGGACACCATGTTGGTGAACGCTCACCTCTCCCAAATGAAAATGTTTGGGATCAGGCAGGGTGTTGAGTTTTATCCAATGCAGGACAACCTCGGCACGCAGCGCTACGACTTTATCCAGCAGGTAATTAAGTTCAATCGGCTTGATGCACGGCTCGACTCTATCTGGGATCGTTTCCTGGCTTACGGCAAGGGACTGTTCTATATCCGACCAACTGAGAAAACTTATCGTATTTATTGGTTCGACCGCGATTCTTATCGAGCTTATTACTCTCCCGAAGGTGACCTAGAAGAAGTCATCATTATCTATCCATATAAGGTCAAGTCCTCCAAAGGTTTCAGTGGCGTTGGCTTGAACACCAATAAACGGTACATGCGTCTTCGTATTACTGCTGAACAGATCGAGGAATACCATAGCGAGCAGGAGATCTCGTTCGATAACGAGGCAATGGACTTCCCCTTCACTGACAAGAAGGTCGTGAAGAACAGCATGGAGTTCATTCCTTGCGTTGAAGTTCTCAATAACCCTGACGCCTTCGGAACCGATGGTGCAGGTGAATTCGAGTGGCTGGCCAATCAGATCATCGCTCACGATGAAATGGTCAAGAACATTAGGGCAAACCTCTCGTTCTTCGGCAATCCAACACTGCTTTCATCGCGTCCCAAGCAAGACATTGTTGAGTACGACTCAAGTGATCCTGCCCAGCGTCCCAGCATCTCGAGTCAGTCTGGATTCCAATCAGAGTTTTTCCTGTCCAGCTCCACGTTCAAGCAGGACAACGTTACTCGTGAGTCACCGGGCTACAACGGCAAGCCGGGTTCTGGCATGCGTGTGCCAAGGGTCATTGCAAACCTGGAGCCCACTGACCGGGTCGGATTCATTACACCGAATGCTGTCAGTACTGACCAGGCTCGTTACGCGGAACAGCTCCGTAGTGAGATCCGCCTTGCTCTAGGTGGTATCGACGATCTGAGCATTACCAACGTCACCGCCACTGAGTACAAGTCGGCTTACGGACGTGTTAGTGCCACAGCCAAGAAGAAGTGTTTGCAGCTCTACACCTATGGCATCTGCCGTTGCCTCGAGCTGATCATCTTCCAAGAAGAACAGATTTTCCGTAAGTCGCTGGCTTACGAGAGCGGGATTAAATATCCCGTTTTACCTGAAGAACCTGACGAGAAAGCACTCGAAAAATACGAGAAAGCAAAAGCTCGTTATGAGAAGAAACTTCAAGCTGCGATTGACAAAGCAATCGAAGATCAGGAATTACCTCCAGGTGTTCTTGGTCTGGCGCCGGACGGTGATAGAACTGTTCACTGGCGTTGGCTTGGACCTGTGTATGAAGATACAACACAGGATAAACTCAACCAGTCTATTTTCACCAGAAACTTGCAAGAGTTAGGTGTTGATAGCATTGAAGCACTGAAGTATCTATTCCCTTCTAAAACGGATGACGAGATCGCGGGCATGCTCTCCGGTTTCCCATTCCGTGTGGTAGGGGAAGTACAGAGGGCTTACTCCGCATTCATTGATCTCATCAATCAAGAGATGCGGACACCACATCCGCAGCAACCGAATCTCCCGATGGCTGCGGATCCGAGACTAGATCTCACCCCCTTCCTTTATCGCACACTCGAAAGCCTACAAAAAGAGGTAACTTATGCAGGCCGATACCGCAATGCCGACCCAATCGGCACCCCAAGTATCCCCGACCCAACCGACCAGCTACGCGGCTCCGGTAGCGCAGACGGCGGCACAGGCTCCGGCGGTTTCTACCAACAACCAATGGGTGGCACCGTACCAGCAGGTGACGGCCCCAGCCCCGCAAATGCCGGCCCAGATGGCAGCCCAAGCGCCGGTCTCAACCCCTATTCAGTCCGCACCCCAGCAGTACCAGGCGACTCCACAAGCGGAGAACCCTTACCGGGAAGCATTCAACAAGGTGGTGGGACTCCTGAGTTCGCCCGTCCAATTCCCGTCCCTGGGTCAACAATCGACTCAGACCCAAGCAATCGACCCGGCCAGCTACGGTTCCCAACAGGCTCCCCAATTCAGCAGCCTGGGGATGCAGACCTCTTCGCCTTCGATCAACAACAACCAGGCATTCTCCAGCGACTCTTCCCTAACCTCTCTGGAGATCAGCCCGGACCAGCTCCGCGCCAACGGAGTAAGCGAAGCAAGTCTTGAGATCATTGACCACTTCGGTCCTGATGTCCCCAAGGTTCTGAACGACTATGCCTGCCAGGTTGAGGATGCTCTGATCCAAACCAACCAGCAGCTCGTCCAGGCTTGTGAACTTCTTCAAGAGCTCTCCAATGAGCACAAGGCTTATGAAGCCATCCTGACTGACCCCGACGTGCTTGCCGACTACACCTGTGAGTTCTTCGGCGAGAACGGCCCTCACCCGATCCCCGATGAGGCTGTCCCCGTGGCCCCTCAGGGCGTCCAGCAAGTCGGTCAGCAGCTCCAGCAGCAGGCTGCCCCTACCCGTCCTCAAATGCCCGTTCCTCCTCAGCCCCAGGCTCCTGCCAACGCTGGTGACTTCTGGAACAGCTTCGGCAACCTGGCCGACCGCGACCCCTCTAACGCCTGGCGTTATCTGAATTCTGCTCAGCAGAATCCTGAGGTGTTCCGCAACAAGCTCCTCGTGATGGAGTGATACCTAGACTTCACTAAGTCTAAAATAGGGGGTAGGAAAATGCCCCCACTTTTTTAATATATTATGGCTAAAAAGAAGGCAGGAGCAAGAGAGAAAGCTGATCAATTTCTGGCGGCAATCGGTACTGCTGGCGGTCCGATTGGTGCTCCCGGTCTTGTTCAGTTTGGTGCTGGCGACACTTCACGTCAGGTCATGGCTGGCAACACCGACGAATATGCAGCGCTCCGAATGCAGGACATGGAAACCCAAGTGGGTAATCCCAATGCTCCTCAGCCCCGTATGCCACGCGATCTGGATAACTCTTATCTCAAGCTCAACCTCCCTGGTTCTCCCCTTCCTCGGAATGGCCTCCTGGTTCCTGGGATGCTGAGTTCTGCAGAGATAGTTCAAAACCAAATTGGCGTAGATCAGCAATATCAAATGATGCAGATGATGCCTCCCACGGGTCAGCTTCCCGTTGGTTACCCTCCGATGCCAAACCAAAAAGGTAAGAAATGATGGACTCTAAGAAAGCCAAAGAAGCTCTTGGTAAAGCAACGATAGCCAAGGCCGTTTTAGCTGCTGCAGCTGAACAGGCGGCTGCCGAAGGTCCTATCAATCCGGAAATTCAGGCAATGAATCCGGCTCTTCAGCCTATGGATGGCTATGTAAATCCTATGGGTCGGATGGGCACCGTGCCTCCGGCTCAGTATTCACCAGGCAACATGATGGGTGGTAACCCAATGATGCAATTCATCAATCCGGAGACAATGTAGTGGGCGCCAAAATGAAAAGTGTGATGGAAGCCGCTCACACCCAACTTTATGCTCCTGAGCCAAAGCCAGAGGTTCCCCGCATGGCCGGCCAAGCTTTTGAAAAAAAGACTTCTGCCAAATACAAACCGACAACCGGAAACGAGTACCGTTCTGTTGGTGATTTCAGAGATTTCAGTTGAAACTTAAATAATCAGATTGATAAAGCATTGCTATAATTTTTTGTAATGGAATGAAAATTTCCATATTCCGAGGACTTTTGTCCTCAAGTATCAGCGCTTAAAACTTAGCTGAGAAACTATTATGTTCATCGATAACGACTTTCCCAAGCTGTTGGGTGCGGAACTGTACCGCCCCCACCCGGCTTATGTCGTGGAGATGGCTTGCGAGCCCGTCGTAGTCCACGACTTTACCAAGCAGCCTGGTCAGACCGTGCAGCTGGATCGTTACCGTTTCTTCGGTAACCCCGGCACCAAGACCAGCCGCGAGCGTACCCAAGACCAAACGATCGGTACTGCCAACAGCCGTTCGATCGTCAAGGACAAGGTGCTTGTGTCTCTGCGTGAGTACACCGGCCCTGCGGATCCGAACAACACCAATCTCCCGAGCACCTTCAAGATTGCTCGCGAGACCCTGATGACCGCTCAGCGTCTTCTGCTGGACACCGGGAACCTCAACATGTTCCACCAGTCCATCGGTTCGCTGACCCTCCTCGACGACTATCGTCGCTGGCGCGATCGTGTGTTCCTGGACGAGCTGTTCAAGTCTGAGTCTCGTGGCCAGTCCGGCGACACCCAAGGCGGCTACTACTATCCCAACGACCACACCAAGACCGGTGTCACCGTTGGCGCATACACCGCTACCGAGTACGCCTCTGAGCGTTTCAAGTTCAACGTCAAGACTGACCTCCTGAACGTTGTCAAGAGCCTGCGTAAGCGCAACGTTCCTGTGTTCCAAGACGGTTACTACCGTTGTATCGCTGATCCTTCGTTCATGAAGGACCTGCGTGCTGACCAGGGCTTCCGTGAAGTGGCTCGTTATCCTGGTATGGGCGCCCCCAACCCTCTGATGGGTATGGCTGCTCCTAACGCTGCTCTGTATCAGGGCGGTCAGTATGGCCAGGCTCAGTTCGTGGCTGGAGAGCCCGTCATGCCATCCGGCTTCGTGTTCGAGGGTGTGCGCTTCTTCGAGTCCACCAACTTCCCCAGCAAGACTGCAACTGTTGACATCGGCGATGGTTCTGGCGCTGTTGCTGGTCGTTCCACCCCTGCAGGTCTGTTCTTCGGCCCTCAGGCTGTTGGTGTTGGCATCGGCGGTCCTAACGCTCAGGTGCTGATCAACAACAATGACGACTTCAGCCGCTTCATCATCCTGATTTGGCAGCTGTACGCCGGTTTCGCGAACCTGAATAAGGACTTCGTGACCACCGCCTTCACCATTACTGAGTGATAAAGGAGGTACGTAACTAATGGCATCTTACACTGCTGAAAAGGGCGCTATCCTGCAGCCCGGTAACCAAATCAACCGCCTGTCCTCCTACAACACCGAAGGTGTTTTTGGCTGGCCTGGCTTCGAGCTCTACGAAATGGTTGGTTATGTCAAGGTGGACAACCTGTCCGCTGACAAAGCTGACAACAAGAGCTTCAACCTGACGGTTCCTTCTCCCGACCGTCGCTCCAGCGACCGTGTGCGCGATGACCGCACCTCCCTGGTGGTCCAAGCTGACGCTGATCGTCCCGCTTACATCTACAGCGCTTCGATTGCAATCGGCCAGGACATTCCTTCCGCTGGTGAGCCTTCCTATCCTGCTACTCCTCTGACTGCAGATATCGACGGCACCAACACCGAGATCCTGCTGTTCGGTCCCGACAACAGCGGTTCTCCCTTTGGCGTTCCCGCTACCCAGGCCAACGGTCTGGCTGCTGCTACCGCCATCACCACCGCATTCTCCTCTGGCACCATCGCCCAGGGTGAATCCGACGTTTCCGTGGCAGAAGCACCCTTCTGGACCTCCGTTACCACTGCTGGTATCGACGACCAGGATGCTGCAAACGCCATGATGTATCGCGTCACCGCTGACACCACCTTCAAGGTGTACAACGTCAACGCTGTGACCTCCACCTCCGTGGACGGCGACGGTGTGTTTATCAGCTCTGCTGACAAGGACGCTGGCAAGGCCGCTTACATCATCTGCCGCGTTAACTACCTTCGTCCTGCTGCTGCTACTTCCTTCATGGACATCGTTGGCAGCCTGGACTTCGCCTCCCAAGTGGGCGGTAACGACGAGTGATAATTCCGCTCTGACATTCTTACAGCGGGTCTTAATGGCCCGCTTTTTTATTGTCCAGATAGATTAATTTTGGTATGCTGTATCAGTAATCGTCTATGGCTATGTTGTATCAGAATCGAGTGACTGGTGGTCTTGTTGAGGTTGTATCTCAGCATGGCGAAGGTATTCTGATGTGCCTCGATGCGAACGAAGAAGTTCTTTATATCAACGAAGACGACCTCTCACCGCATCTCGATGCGACTGTCGAGCAAGAACACAACGAAGTACGTCTTACTGAAGACCTAAAAAAAGAGGGAGCTAGTCCTGCAAAACCAACGAAGAAAGAGACTTTTCCGATTGATACACGGGTAAACATTAATCTCGCCTCTGCCCGTCAAATTGCGGATGCTCTGCCTGGTGTCGGCCTTAAAACTGCACGCGACATTAAGGACCTCCAGCTTTCTCTCCCTGGCGAACGGTTCCAGCGTTTAGAGCAACTTAAGTCAATAAAGCGTATTGACTGGGAAGAGATTTTCAAGGAAAACCTTGTGCGTGTCGAATGATTATGTGCGCGTGTTAATGTGTTATTGATGCATGTAAGACGTGCACAGTAACGCTTTGGCAGTGTTAAATGCAGCTTGATACTTTTATAAAATCGAAAGTCCGATGGCATTTGGGTTACAACACCACGTCGATTCCTGCTGGTGATTTAGCCCGTCTTGAAGAAGCTCTTGACAACGTTCCTGACTCTTTCTGGTACGACAAGATCGTCGAGCAGATCGAGCGTTGTGACGAAGCCGAAAAGCGTACAGATATGACCGGCACCATGAATAACTCGACGGTGCCTAGAGGTCGAGTCGAGTCAATCGCTGGTGACGTTGATCGTACGATCGCAACCACGGATTTCAAAGAGACGTTGAAAACGTGGACTCAGATTTATTTGTACGAGACTGATCGTTTGGCGTTGCATTTATATGTACCTAATTACAGAAACCCTGAGCAAGCTCGTTACAGGTTTAACAGGGAGGGTGCGGAATTCATCCAGGCTCTTCCTGGCCCTGCTGATGTTGCTGTCGGCACCCGCCTCCTTCTCGAAACCAATCATCGATAGTACCGTGAAGCAAGTATCTCAGTCACAGCTTGCAGGTCTCCTCAGGCAAGAAGGTGTTAAAGAAGATTTGATTCCGACTATGGTTGCAATCAGCCAGGCAGAATCTGGTCTGAATCCCCGTGCTTTGAATCCCGACAGAAGCACTGGCGATTATTCGTTTGGTCTGTACCAGATCAACATGATTGATGAGCCTGGCTACATGCTGGGTGCAGAACGCCGTAGAAATTTGGGACTGAAAGCGAATGAAGAGCTTTATGATCCCAAAACTAATGTTCGTGCTGCAAAGTCAATTCTGGATTCACAAGGCCTTGGAGCTTGGTCCGTTTATAAGAGTGGTGCATACAAAAAGTATCTCCCAGGAGCTCAGAAAGCAGCTGGAGTTTCGTCTTCTGTTCCAGAACTCACCGCACCTCCTCCGGTAGAACCTGAGGCAGATAAAAAGAAAGCTTCTGGTGTAAACATGAGCTTTTTGAAAAACTACATCGGTGGTGGTATCGGTGGAACGAAAGTTCTTGCACCAAAGTCTTTTGATGTATTAGGCGCACTCAGAGGCGCATTCAAGGCTCCAGAGTTGATGGACTGATGAGATTCGCTGCTGTCCCTGGGTATAGTCAATCGTTTCCTGTGACTTATAGGAATATGTATAACGATTATCAGATGCAGACGTCAGGTTTTAGTGATCCTTTCAACATGGCAAGAAAGGAACAGCACACGCCCTGTAACTTTGTCGTATCCTACACGGGCGAAAATGACCCCCGCTTCCAATTAAACAACCCTGCTTATATGAGGGAAGTTACGCGCTCACACGCAGATAACATTCCCCCTGTTATTCTTAACAAAAGACCTATACAAGCGCAATGGCAGGCGTAAATTATTTTCAAGATACTATTTTTGACACCAGCACACAGCTGACCGCTCCTGGAAACGGCAGCGAAGTTCAGGTTGCTGTTAATAATTATTTTGCAACGTCAAGCTACACGTTGTTTGTAAAGGTTGCTGCTATCAACGCCAATGTCAAGGTCGCGCTTCAGGGAAGTTTAAATAACAGTGACTGGGCTGACATCATCGCTGATCAGACGATCTCAGCGAACGGCAACTATTTTTATAGTGTTACTGGTCGCCCTGTCAAGTACATCCGCCCAGTGTTTGTGAGCGAAACTGGCGGAACTGCTGCCAAGGTTGATTTCACCGTCGCTGCCCTTTGATGTGGTTAAGCCTAGGACTGATTTGGGTTACATGCTGGGCTTACGCCGGAATGAGATACCAGCAGAACCTGCAGGCAAAGCAACATTTGGAAGAGGAACTCGTACACGAATGGCGGGAGATAGACTTCCGCTAAACTTATTAGTACCGGGATATAGCCCTGAGCCCTACATTTCCGGCTCAGAATTGCGCGATGAACTTCGCCCTTCACTTCCTTTCCCGCGAGAGTTAATTAATTAAATGGCTGACAAGAAAATGCCCCCTGAGCTTTTAGCTCACTTCAAGAAAAAACAAGAAGACAAAGAGGGCTCCGACAAAGAATCAAAGATGAGCGATGAGAAGCGCAAGGACGCTCTCTCCAAGGCACGTAAGCGTATGGAAGATAAGAAAAAGAAAGACTGAACGCATACCGCTATAATACAAATAACGTTATCAGCTGAATAAAAGTGTCAAGCAGTAGTTCAAATAAACAGCCGTTGATGGTCGATCGTCCGGCTACAACTTCGACTCTGTTGACTGTGGCTTCAGGTCAAGACTTCAGTACGAATCTGGTGCCGACTGCTGTTGGTAACGCAACTAAAGTTTTTGACGTTGACTCAGGTGCTACTGACACGTCCATCTCAGGTGCATATATTGATGAGATTTGGCTGCGCTACACCAAGCGTTGTCTCGAGTTTATCGATGCGCAGGCTGTAACGACGGGAACTTACTCTGCTGATAGCACGACAGTCACTGTAACAATTACAGGCGGCCATAATGCTCGAGTCGGTCAAAAAGTATGGTGTGATTTCACATCATATAGTTCAGGCAGCGTTCCGATCGACGCTGAGCTGACAATCGCCACTGTTACTCCAACAACATTTACCGCCGACATCCCAAGTCTTAGTGGTCCAATCACCGGTAACGTGAGTGTTCGCCTCCCAATTGATATTTGTTTTTATCTGGTAAACGTGGGTACTGTTAGTAATACAAACCAGTTTTTCCCACTTTTTGTTTCCAGTGTCGAAGCAGTGGGCTCTGAAGTCGTTTATAGCCTTACTGACAAAGAGGATCTGCCTTTCATCAACCATCCTGTTGTGCAAGCCGGTACAAACATGGGCAGTGCAAACAGTAACAAGGCCCTTAAGAGTCGCGGCCTTATGCTCAAGCGTGGTCAAGCACTCTATGCTGCTGTAAGCGGCTCTACGGCCCTGACAAACGGCTTCTATGTAGGGGTCCAGGGCGGCTTCTATTGATTTAGGACAATGCCATTCGGAGTTGGTGGATTTGGCTCATCGTCGAATCAAAATTTTGATGGCAAGTTTCAAAAGAAGTTTGAAAAGCAAACAGATTTTAGTGGTAACAAAAGGCAGAAGTTTAAGCCCAGAGCTTTCGACTTTGAGCCTGTAGATAAAGAGTTTGATAGTGAGACCAAGTTCTATAACACTGAGTCGCTTTGGTCCCGTTGGCGTCGTGGCTATGATCTTTATTCAATTACCCAGACTTATTTAGGAACGAGTTCAAAGGATCGAAATACACGTGGTGATTTCCGCATGTATTGTGCATTCCAGCAGTTCCCTGGTGTGTTCATTCCTGCAAGGGTATTCACCTTTCCAAGCAGCACGCCAGAAATTGGAGAACAGATGGTTGGTATTCGTGATACCAACAGCTTCAGTTTCTATAACTTCGGTCTTCCAATCGATGCTGTGCGTTATACACGTGCTGCTGTCACCGGAACTTACAGTCAGTCAGGCACAACGATTACGGTCACAGTCGATAATCATGGTTTTAGTGTCGGCGATGACATCTATTTGGACTTCACAACCGGAAATGGTATAGATGCGACGCTCGCCATAACCGCTGTCACTACCAATACGTTTGATTGCACCGCTGCAGCAGCTGTTACGACATCTGGAAATGTAACTTGCCGCCGCATAACGACCTTCACGGATCTTTTGTGGGCAGAAATGCGTGTAGAGATTCGTTTTATACCAACACCAGTCAACTTTTTCGCTGGTGAACGCCTTGCAGATCGCGTGATCGAGCGTGACACGGGCATCGTATCTACTTATTCTCAGGCTTTTGGCGTCATCACCATAAATTGCGGCTCATCACAGCACGGCTTGACAGCTGGCAATGAAGTTTTACTGGTGTTTACCACTGGATCAGCAATTCCAGGACTTTATAAGGTCGCAAGCGTGACAAATAATTTTATTTTCACGGTCACTGCACTGACAGGCGGCTCAACTTCAGGCGTAGCTGTCTTAACAAGACGTCTTCGCGACTATGACTATGAAGATTATGTAGGTTACACAGTTACCGGTACTGATCAAGGAACAAAGGAGATTATTTTCAAGCGTGAGGACAGCTATCAATCGAAAAAAGTAAACGACAAACAGACAATCATCACGCCTGCTACCAGAGGTTTTACCACAGGTCGGTATCTGACCACTGAATTGAGATATCAGTGCAGTTGTCCCGACTTTGTAAAGAGAAAAGGCTTCAATCTCTATTCAGAATCACAAAAAAAACGTTTCCCAATTACTGAAATCGGTTCGGTAAAGCCAGGTGAGCGACTGGAACGCGACGGATCGAAGGATGACGTCCGTGACGACGCTGGTGTGTTTGCTGATTTTGGTTTTATGACTGTAAATGACTTTTTCAGTCTGCCTACGTACGAAGACACTACAGAATTTTCATATCCCAACATGACTTACTACCAGATGCGCTGGTGTAAGCATATCTACGCTGCAATGTGGTCCATTGTTCATGATGAAGGCAACGAACTAATCAATATTACGGCCAGATACGAACAGGACGGCGGTCCCAACATCACTATTGATGCGGTTGATCATGGTTTGGGTGAGAATACGAGGGTCATATGTGATTTCACCAGTGGTTTGGCAGTAAAAGGGGAGTTTATTGTCACAGAAGTAGTGAACAAAGATCAATTCAAGATTATTTATCCGATTGATCAGACAACTGCTGGTTATGTGAAGATAACAAACCTTAAAAACCACGAATATGTGGGTGCGTGGCTCCGTGAACCCAATGATCAACCTTTGGGCATAGCTTTAGAGCGTTTCTACGACAATTTAGAGAAACAAAATGACCGTACGAAGCTCCAGGCACAGAGAATGTCCATGATGGGCTACGGAATGCCGTGGACTGGTGCTTTGGAGATTTCAGGTGACCGCAATCAGCCTGAACAGATCGGTAATTTCAATGCCACCCTCATCAGCATGTTGCTGACTGGAAGAATACGTCGTAACGAAGAGGGGCAGCTCGATCGAGATGGCATCACCCAGAACGAGACGATGGGTATGCTGAGAATGATGCAGAAGGTGTTCAATATCAACCCAACATTGATCACTGATGTCAAGATCGGTATGTTGGATCAGCCTCTTACTGATTACACTAGCGATTTTCAGTTTGGTGAAATTGATGGCGGCACTTACACCAGCGGGGTCCCTGCGACAAGCCCCGACGATAGTGAATTAGACTGTAGATCATATTCAGTGCCTGACATTCAGCCGATTCTGGTTGACTGCGGCCTCTACATCAACGGTTAAGAATGACAGTTCAGATACTTAGTCGGCGTTCTTCAGTTGCAAATGATCGCCCCACTCCTACTCGAATTGGCGAGGCAGAACTTTGTATCAACTTCAATGCCACTGACCCTGGCGTCTACTTCAAGGACAATACGGCAGCTCCTAGCACTGGTTTAATCAAGATTGGTCCCACTCACGTCAGCGCAACTGCACCCAACACTCCAGCAGCAGGATTCGCAAGTTTCAGTAAAGGGGAGTCTTGGCTCGATACGGCGAGCACGCATGTACTGAAGATCCATGATGGTAGTAGCTTTCAAACCGTCAAAGCCGTGGTCTCTCGTTCAGCCGGACAGCCCAGCAACCCGGTGGACGGACAGCTTCACTATGACACGACAGCCACGAATCTATTGATGTACGACGCAGATGCAGCAACTTGGGTGACTCTTTAATTTGAAAGGAGATGGTCAAGGATCCGATCGAGTTTGGTATGCACTGACTCGATCTCTCGTCTGAAGTCTTCTTTTAGTACATATTCTTTCGTCATACTGTCATAAAGAGAATCGTAGTCATCCTCCAGGCGTTCAAATCGCCTATCTATTTTTTTATTGAAATTATTGAGGGCACGCGAAAGTCCTGTGAAGGCACCGATGCCACCCGTGATTACAGCTGTTATCAATTCAGGTGACATCCTTACTTCTCTTATCTAACCATTCTAAGGGGTCAAACAATTTAGAATTAGTAATTATGGGGTTGAAATATGGCAGGCTATGAGCCCAATATAGAAGGCGCGATTGCAGTTTTAGTAGATCTAATGACTGCTAATGCCTTCACGATGACTCGACAACCTTACGAGCCAAATTACCGTGGGCTTGTAGATGCAGTCATAGATTTAAAAGAAGGTTTCCCTGTATTTGCACCAGAAAGGATTGGCTTTGATGCCACGACTTTTGAGTCTGTCGGTGATGGCGACGCTCTATATATGAGAAGCAGTGATGGCCAAGTAGGTAAAGCTCGGGCGGATGGCACGCAGGACGAGGCTCTTGTCGTCGGGTTTGCGGATGATGATGCGGCGTCTGGTGCGACTGTAAAGGTTCTTGTTGCTGGATTGCTTGATTATCCAAGCACTATCGATCCAGGTGATGTGTATTTTCTAAGCACTACCCCTGGAGCTATATCTACGTCACCACCGACAGGATCTGGTGAATTTGTAGCACGTGTTGGCGAAGGGGCTACTACGTCCGAGTTCAGTATCCAACTTGAGCCTCCCATGAGGCTGAACTGATGGCAGGAGTAAGTAATTACGAGCCGTACGCTTCGAATGCTGAGGGGCTTACTCAAGTACTCATCGACTTGAAAGATACCATGGCAGGAAAAACCGTTTATGCGGTTGCTGGTTTTGGTGCTCTTGCGTTCGAAAATGTGACTCAAGGAGCAGCTCTCTATTCGCGTTCTTCAGACGGAAAGGTTGGTTTAGCGCAAGCTGCAGGGACGCTAGATGAAGCCACTGTTGTCGGATTCGCTCAGACCGCAAAGAACACTGGCGAGGAAGTTCGTGTTTTGACAGTAGGTGTTCTCGCCACTTCTGGTTTAGATGCAGGGGATCCGTTTTACCTTGCTACAGGTTATGGCGGTATAACATCTACACCACCATCAACAGCTGGACAATACCTTGTACGAGTAGGTGAGGCAGCAACGACGGCAAACTTAATTATTCAATTAGAGCCTCCGATTCTTCTGAGTTAATTTTTACCACTGATAGGATAGATCCATGGCAACAAGAAACTCACTAATCCTTAATTCAGGATTTATCCAGGAGCTAAACACCTCTTCGGATAAGTTAAATTTTGCTGGAAATAGTACTTCTGATTTGTCTGAAGGCACTAATCAGTACTTCACAAATGCCAGAGCCAGGGGTGCAATCTCTGTAACGGATTCTGGTGGTGATGGCTCACTTACTTATAACTCAAGCACTGGTGTAATTACTTATACTGGACCCAGTGCAAGCGAAGTACGCGCCCACCTGAGTGTTGCGTCGGGATCAGGACTTACTTACAACAGCGGGACGGGAGAGTTTGGCACAAACGCTATACCAAATAGTCAGTTAGCCAACAGTTCTTTGACAGTCGGTTCTACCAGTATTTCACTAGGCGCTACTGCAACTACGGTCGCTGGGCTGACATCACTGACCTCTACCACGCTTGAAGGCACGACGACCGTACGGGTCGGTGCAGCCGACGCGGCAAATGGGATTGTCCTCAACTCATCTGGGATTACATTCGAGGGCTCTAGTGCTGATGCGAGTGAAACAACCATTTCAGTAACAGATGCCACTGCAGATCGTTCGATTCTTTTCCCAGATGCGGGTGGCACTGTAGCGCTTCTCACATCACTTAGTGCTAGTGACAGCGGGACAGGCCAC